ATTACCTGATTTACCAAATCTTTCTGCTACTACTGTTGAAAAGGGATATACTGTTGAAGAACCAACAATATGTATTTGATCTCTTGCATATGATATAGTTGTCATCAATAACATTATTAAAATTGTGATTATTCTCATTTAGGTTTCCTATGTTTTACTTTAGAGTTAATTCACAAATATTTAACGACTTTTTTTTCTTTTTAATAAAACTTTAATATTTTTTTTTTCAGGTTGTTTTTCTATATATTTCTTATAGTAGATAGTTAGGGGATTGTTAGGTTGATATCCGAAAGGTTCTAATCTGCGTTTCTTTTGCACGGAGTTTATTTTTATTTATAAATGTGAGGATCGGTACTTTTATAAGTATGTGTGTGCGTCCTTCAGAAACCAACCTAAGCTAGCTCCAGAATGAAAAAAACCATAGTATTATTAATAGTAGTAATAACAACATATAGTTGTGGTATCAAAACAAAAATATCTTGCAATGTAAATGATGTAAATAATGTTATAGAAGATTGCAAAGAGCAACCTAAGGTAGGTGTTAGTAAATCATTTTAAATTACCACTACCAATAATATCCCAAAAGCTTTCTAATGCGTTTAATTCACCAGTAGGGTGTGTTTCTAGTTTTTTATTTGCATTACTACAGCCTATTAGTAATACAAACAATATAATTAATATACTACTTTTCATATTTTGTTTTATCATTTGCAATTAATCTACAAGTTGCCTGTATATCTTCTATCATATGATTTACTTCAGCATCCCTTACAGGTGATTTAGGATTGTTATATTTTAATTCATATAGTTTTGTGCTTTGTGTTTTTAAACCATCAATCTTTTTACACAACTCACTTACTTTGTGAATCATCTGGTCCTCCATAGGTAATACTAATACCTTCTAATTCGTCTTCTGTTTTATCTTGTGGTAAACCTTCATCACTTGATATTGATAAAGAATTATCAGCAAACGAATAACCTTTTGGTAATCCTGACATGACTTTACTTTGTTCAGCGTCATCGCCATAATCTCTTTCAATAATCATATCAATATAGTGTTTTGCTTTTTCAAGGTCTTGTTCGCCACCTTTGTTTATATGCCTACAAATATACTTAATTGCATTACCTTCGGCAAAAGGTAATTTGTTTTTGTTTATAAATTCAGCAGGTTGTATCTTCATTTTAGAATAGTGATCTCCGCCTACTTGTTTATCATATGGGTTGCTCATGTTTCCTTTCTAGTGTAATGTTTCATCTTTAAATGGTTCTATATGGTCAAAATTTTTCTCTATTGAGTCTGTCATGCCTTTATAACCTTCTTCATCTAATACTGTCTTATATATTCTTAAACCTATGGTAACTAAAGTCGCCGCTATCATCTGCCACGGAAACTTTAATCCCATAATTAAGGAGTACCTAAAGACATCATCAAATGCTTCTTGTAATTGTTTATCTTCCTTGTCCTTGTCTTTCATAATTTTTACTTTTTAATAAAGCCTGAACAATAGGTTTTATTAATGGTCTTTGTTTTTTACTAATACTTGTATCACTATATTTTTTAATTTTATTTTGAATATAGTTAGGTTCTATATTAAGTAATCTGCAATAGTATTTAAATTCAGGATCGCCACTTTTAATCCAATTGATTGCTTCAATCTTATGTTTTAAATAAAATTTTCTAGTGCCTGTGTATTTAGCGTCTTCAACTGCTTGTGTTAAAATTGCTGTGACTAATTTTTCTTCGTTTATCATTATATATCCTGACTATGATTATTATTAGCAGTTTGTTGTTCTACTAATTTAATTTTAGTTAATTGATGTGGTTCGTTTTCATCAGCATAAGTATCAATATGGATATCTTCTGCCTCAACTGCTTCCTCTAAAGTTTGATTATAACTATCAGTATCATATTTTACTTTACCCATATACTTTGTTGTATCTGATTCAGCATAATTAGCGTCAACCATATAAGTTTCAATACCTTCGTTGGCGTCTGTAATATCTTTTGTAATTTTACTATGATTAATACCACCATGATCTGTAAACTTTGTATCTGCTTCATCTTTGTTATTTGCTAATACATCTTGTTCAATAACAAGCGTGTAATAAGTTTTCTTTCTGTATAGGTTTTTACCTACATCATCTTTAAATGTATATACTTCTGTTAAATCACTCATTACTTACCTCTTTTACTTTCTGCTTCTAAATTTAAAGCAATATCAACATCTGAATCTTCTTTATCAGATAAACCAGTTACCATAAATGGCTGTTCTTGTTCTTGTTCTTTTTTTAACAATTGACCTACTGCGATTGCTTCTTCAAGTGTCATTTTACTCATTAGTCTTTACTCCCTTCTTGTGCATAAATTGATAATATAAACATTGTCACTCCTAAAAGTGCCATAACGCCACCTTTTAACCATTGATCTGTTTCAATAGAACCAACAGCGCCGACAATTATTAATGTTCCAAATACAATAGAACAAGTACTAAAATATTCTAAAAATTTTTTCATTATTGTAATCCTCCCATTGCATTTGATTTTTTGTAGTAGTCTTCTTTTGCATAAAACAAGACTTCATCAACATTGTTTTCATCAATATCAATTAAATTAACATTTTCAACTTTTAAAACTTTGTTTTTAGCAGTTTTAAAGTCAATTTTATTTTTAATATAATCATCAATGATTAAATCAGAAGATTTTTCAGCTTCATTCATGTAATAACTTTTTACTTTTGACATATTTTCTCCTTAATGTAAGTTTTTTTTGTTTTCATACTATTACTATACAACATTTTTTGATTTTTCACAATAGCGCAAACTGTCGCACTTAAAAAATCACTATTTTTACTGTTTTTTTTCATAATATACGATAATTTTACACTAAAAACCGCTAAAAGTCAAGAAAAAAATGGAAAAAAATGGTCTTGTTCTTGTTTTGTTCTCATTTTTTAGGAGTTAGCGGCCTGGCAGCGCTAACCAGGCCGTGCGTCCAGAGTTTATCCGTCTCCATCAAAACTCTAATGTTAATTATATCATTTTTTCACGGTTCCGTCAAGCACTTATAAATAGTTATTGTAAAAATGTAAAGGAAAACCAGTATGTATGAATATAAAGTAAATATTTTAAAAGTGGTAGACGGTGATACCGTTGATGTTGATATAGATTTAGGTTTTGGCTGTTGGTTAAGAAACGAAAGAGTAAGAATTGTTGGAATTGACTGTCCTGAATCAAGAACATCTGATAGGATTGAAAAAGTTTTTGGTGAAGCAGCAAAACAAAGACTAACTTCTTTGTTAAGCTCAGAAGCAACCTTAATTTCCCAAGTTTCAAAAATGGGAGAAAACATGAAAGGTAAGTTTGGTCGTATTCTAGGTGATTTTAGAACAATTAACGAGCAAGTAGTCACTACAACTTTGATGGAAGAAGGACACGCTGTTGCTTATCACGGTGGTGACAAGGATGCTGTTCAAGCACAACATTTAAAAAACAGACAAAGACTAATTGATGAAAATAAAGTGCCTACACCAGATGGTATGGTGAGAACAAAAGGTGCTTACAATGAATTTAAGGCAACTAAGCCACCATTAAGGAAAAAAAGAAAAACAAAGAAGTAATATAGGAGGATCCTCCAATGAATTATTTTAAAAAGATAGTTGATTGGGTTTGTAAACCGTATGAACCTGAATTTAGACCAAAAAGAGTTTATAAGATAAAAGGTAGAACATATTATTTAAGGAAAAGAAAAAGAAGTGCCAGCAGTAAGCAGAAAAGGAGATAGTTTAACAACAGGCCACGCTTGTGTAGCAACTACGACTTTAGCAACACCAGGACAATCAACTGTATTTGCAAATAGCATATTAGTTGCAAGAATAACTGATCCAACTGTTGTTCATCTTTTTCCACCAAATGTACCACCTTGTGGTACTCACGCTTCTACTGTTAAAGTAGGAAGTGATACAGTTTTTGCTGTTGGTTTAGCAATGGCAAGGATAGGCGATAGTGCTGACGCAGGTGCAATGACAACTGGTAGTAATACAGTTTTTGCAGGTGGGTAATTACGGTATAAATAGTATTAGGAGAGAAATATGGCAAGTTATGACGCTGGTAAATTAACAAATCAAAGTAAAAGAAGTTCGAGAATTTATAAGGACTTGAATTTAGATTTTCAGCAAAATACTGCCACTAAAGACATTCAAAAAATGTTGGATGTTGAGTCAGTAAAAAGAAGTGTAAGAAATCTTATTAACTTAAATCATTATGAAAAACCTTTCCATCCAGAAATCGGGTCTAATTTAAGAGGTATGTTATTTGAAATTATATCTCCTCAAATGACTCACTTTATTGGTAAACAAATAGAATTATTAATTAAAAATTACGAACCAAGATGTAAATTGGTTGAAGTTAAAAACAAACCTAATTTAGAAAGAAATGGATACTCGGTATCAATATCTTTTTATGTGGTTAATCACTCTCAACCAGTTCAAGTAGAAACATTTTTAGAAAGATTAAGATAATATGGCAACTAAATTAGAAATATCACAATTAGACTTTGACGGTATCAAAGATAATCTAAAAACTTTCTTATCGCAACAAGATGAATTTGTTGATTATGATTTTGAAGGTTCTGGAATGAATATCTTGCTAGATGTTCTTGCTTACAACACACACTATCTTGGCTACAATGCTAATATGTTAGCAAACGAAATGTATCTTGATAGTGCTGACCAAAGATCAAGTGTTGTATCTTTAGCAAAACAAGTTGGCTATACTCCAAGAAGTGCTTCATCTTCACAAGCAACAATTGATGTGCTTATTAATAATGGAAGTGGTGCTTCTATTACAATGTCAAGAGGAACAAAATTTACAACTACGGTTGACGGAACAAGTTATTCTTTTGTAAATAATGCTGATGTAAGTATTTCACCAGTAGATGGTGTTTATAAATTTTCTAATTTAGATATTTACGAAGGCACATATTTAAATTACAAATACACAGCAAACACTTCTGATACAGACCAAAGATTTATTATACCAAATGATAATGTTGACACGACAACCTTAACTGTTAAAGTTCAAGAGTCTGCCTCAGACTCTACAACAAACACATATACATTAGCAGCTGGTATCACAGGATTAGATAATACATCAAAAGTTTATTTTTTACAAGAAATTGAAAATGGAAGATTTGAAGTTTACTTTGGTGATGGTGTTTTAGGAAAAGCAATTGCTGATGGTAATATTGTCATACTAGATTATATAACTTGCAATAGGGACGAGCCAAATGGTGCTAGTTCATTTACATTAAATGGTAATATTGGTGGATTTACAAATGTTACTATTACAACAGTTAGTAATGCTGCTAACGGTGATGGTCCTGAAACAATTAAATCAATTAAATATAATGCACCAAGAGATTATACATCACAGGACAGAGCAGTTACAGCAGACGATTACAAAGTTCTTGTAAAAAGTTTATATGCAAATGCTCAATCAGTTCAAGTTTATGGTGGTGAAGACGCTGCTACTCCTGACTATGGTAAAGTTTATATTTCTATTAAAGCAAAATCAGGATCTAATTTAACACAAATAACAAAAGATAGTATTGTACAAAGTCTTAAATCATATGCTGTTGCTTCGGTAACACCTGTGGTTATTGATCCTGAAACAACTTATATAACTTTAACTACAACTTTTAAATATGATTCTAGTTTAACAACTAAAGATGTATCAACACTTCAAACAAATGTGTTAAATGCTATTACAAATTATAATACAAATACATTGGAGAATTTTACAGGTATGTTTAGATATTCAGAAGCACTAAAAACAATTGATAGCGCTGATACAGCAATTTTATCTAATATTACAAAAGTTAAAATGTACAAGTACATTACACCAACTTTAAGTTCGGCTTTAAAATATACTTTATCATTTAATAATGCATTTTACAACCCACACAGCGAACATAATAAATCAGCAGGTGGTATTGTTTCATCAACAGGATTTAAAATCAATGATGACAGTTCAACTAATGAACACTTTTTAGATGATGATGGTGCTGGTAATATAAGAGTTTACTATTTAAGTGGTACAACAAGAATATATACAAGTTCTGCTTATGGTACAATTAATTATACAAGTGGAGAAATAATTTTAACTTCTGCTAACATTACAAGTATTTCAAATGTTGACGGTGCAACTAGTACACAAATAAGAGTAACCGTACAACCAGATTCAAATGATATAGTGCCTGTAAGAAATCAAGTACTATCTATTGATACAACTAATTCATCATTTACAGGATCAATAGATGAAATAGAAAGTGGTAGTTCACAAGCAGGAACAAGTTATACAACTACCAGCAGTTATTAGGTGGTAATTAATGGCTGATAAAAAAAAGACAAATAAAAAAAAACTATCCACACTTATTAAACAGCAAGTTCCTCAATTTGTATTAGAGGATCATCCTAAATTTACAGAATTTCTTTCATCTTACTTTCTGTTTATGGAATCTGCTGAAATAACTTTAGAAACATTTACAGCAATAGATAATATACTTTTAGAAACTGTTGGTACTGATAGTTATGTTTTATTAAATCAAACAAATAAAAATGGTTTAGACGCAGGTGATAAAGTTGTAGATGAACAAAATACTTTTGCTGGTTCTTTTCAAAAAGGTGAAGTAATTACAGGTTCAACTTCTGGTGCTACTTCAACTGTATTAGCAGAGGACATAGTTTCTAATTCAAGATTATTCATTTCAGCAAACAATGGTTTTATTACAGGTGAAACTGTCACTGGTGGCACTTCAGGTGCAACAGCATTAGTAAAAAAATATCGTGCTAATCCAGTAGAGAATATTCAACAGTTATTAAACTATTCTGATCCTGACCATACAATAAGCGACTTCTTATCTCAAATGAAAGAGGAGTTTCTTAATACAATTCCTACTGATACAGATGACTCGCTTAGTACAAGAAAATTAATTAAAAATATTAAATCATTATACAGAGCAAAAGGTACAGCAAAAGCACACAAAGCATTTTTTAGAATGCTATTTAACGAGCCATCAGAAGTTTATACTCCAACAGATGATATGTTAAGAGTATCAGATGGTAAATGGAACAAACAAACTTTTATTCGTTGTACACAAACAGCATTACAATCTGTTAATGATCCTATCTTTTTAACAGGTCAAACTATTACACAAGCAAATGATCCTGCTGACGCTGATGTAAACGAAGCAACTGCAATCGTAGAAAATGTATTGAAGTTTCAAGAAGGTAGCACACAAATAATTGAGATTATACTTAACCTAGAAACTATAACAGGTACTTTTGTCACTGGTGCAACTGTCACTGGTATAGATAATACTGATTCAGATGTGACAATTGGTGTGACTGTAGCACAAGCATTATCTACAGCAGTTATAACAAATGATGGACATACATTAACAGTTGGCGATGAAGCAACTTTATCTGGTGGTGCTGGTGCAGGTGCTAGAATTCAAGTGCAAGATATATCTGGTGCAGGTGTTACCGAAGTTATTGTAAATGCTGCTGGACAAAATTACGAAGAAGGTGATGAATTAACTTTTAGTTCAGGAACTGCTGAAGCAGAAGTATCTATTGTTAATGGTGGCTTTGCTCCTGAATCAGGAAGTACAGATATTCATGTTGAATTAGAAACTGGTACAATTTCAGGAACTGGATCAGGTGATTTATTATTAGAGGATGCTGTTGATAATGAAAGAGGTGGTAAATTTTTAGATTCTGCAACACCAATTGTTGATTTAAGAATTAGAGTAGCATTAGAAAATGAATCTGGTGGTTTACTATCAGAGGAATCAGTTGGATCAAATAGTATATACATTGTAAATCAACAAAGTGAACCAGATCAACCTTACAATATGGAAGCAACTGACCATATCGTATTAGAAGAAAAAACAGCTGAAAGTGGATACGCTGGAAATAAACTTGTTCAACAAAATGCTTCAGGTGATGGTGACATAACTGACATAAGAATGATTGCAAGTGGTTCTGGTTATACAACTTTACCAACTGCAACAATTGACGGTACAAGATTTATTGGATTAGAAAACAACACAAATATAAAAAGGGATGCTTTGTTTCCTGTTCAAGAAAGAGCAGATGGTTCTACTATTATTCTTGAAACAGGTGAAAGAATATTACAAGAAACAGACGCAAATAATTTTACTGATCTTGTAAGACCTCCAAGTGATGATTTTTGTAGAATAGAATTAGAAGAAGGTGGAAATTTAGTTAATGAATCTTCTTTTTCTGTTTTAAATGTCACTGGTGCAACTGTAATACCTTTTGGTGATGAAATTGGTAGAGCAACTTCATTAACTATTATTGAACACGGTATTAATTATACATCAGCGCCTACATTAGCATTTCCTAAATACGCTGTTCTTAAAACAGTTTCAGGAACAATATCTGCTGATGAAACATTTACCACAGATATAAGTGGTGCTACAGGAACAATAATTGCTTATGACGCACCTCTTTTAAAATATACAGCAACACAAAGCGAATTAGAAGTTGGAGATACAGTCACAACATCTGGTAGTCAAACTGCTGTGGTTGTAAAAGCAGATACTTTAACAGGTACTGCAACTATTGGTACACAAATTACAACTGCAGGAAAATATATAAATCAAGACGGTCATATATCTGAAGGTTCTAAAAAAATACAAGACAGTTTATACTATCAAGATTATTCTTATGTTGTTAGAGTTTCAGAATCAATTAACAAATGGCGTGACGCTATTAAACGAGCAGTTCACCCTTCTGGATTTTATGTTACTGGAGAGGTAAACATTCAAACA